TACGTTTTTATTTTGTAATTTTTTATCAATTTCAAATGAAAATTCTTTTTGTATTTTTGTTACCTGTGTATTTTCGGTATGACTTGAACTTGTTGAACCATTTTGTTCTCTAAGGACCTTATACCTATTATTAACAAGGTCTAAATCGGTAATCAAAATCAATTCTGATCCAATTTGGATCAGATCATTTTTCCTGAACTTTCTACTTCTTGGTGATTCTGTAAGAGTTAAATGTGTGTTTATACCAGTTATTGATGTAGTTCCAAGCGAGACGGATAGTAAGCTTTCAACTGTACTTACACCTACTTTTTTAATCCCTTCTAAATCTATATACAATGAAGAAGAAATTCCAGATATTTCCAGACGATCACCATCAATAAAATTATTAGAAGATGTAGTTATTCCAGTAACTTTATTTCCATTTATTGAAAATACTACATTTTCATAGGTATAATCTGTGCTCTGAATCGAATATATCCCCTTTCCTTTGATTTCCTTAACAGAAGCACTAATTTCTGGTGTATTGAAATTAATCAAATCACCAACTTTATAGGAAGAACCAGGATCAACAATATCAAGAGAGGTAATTCCAGAAGGTTTTGAGTAAGTTACTTCTACTTCTGGATTAGATTCTACGGCAGGCGATACAAATGGATAATTTCTGAAGACATCATTTATTCCCAAATGAGATACATTTCTCTTGTAGTTTCCATCATTAATAGTTGCATCTAATTGATTTTTTGTTAAGTCATAATTAAATCCATCAGACTCATTTCTATGCATGAATGTAGTATATGGATATGCAAAATTATCCGACACATCTAACGTGCAGAAATATGCATATGTTCCATTTGGAAAATCAGAGTTAACGATATATCTTCCATTGTATTCATCAAGGTCTCCACTAGAGTCATACAAATAATCCTGTACCAAATCTCCAGCAGGAACTGGAGGTCTTAATCCAGGTGTAATTACTTGATCTATCGAATAACTTGAATAAATTTTCTTAATTCCACCAGTTCCCGAAGCATCTGGAATTGCTTTACCATTTCCATATGGTCCATAAATTGGATTTCCGTCATACGCCCACCCAATTATAGGAGAATGATTCAAATTGCTAGTTGCTTCAATATATCCACTTTGGGTATCTACAACATTGTCATTTAGTAATGAACGATAAAATCTTGCAGGATAAAATGAAACTAATTTTGATCCCAAAGAAGGAATAGGTGCTTTTTTCTGGATAGTATGAACATTCAGATCGGATAATATATTTTGATATCTTTTTACATCATTAATTTTCCACTCATGTAATTCTGCTCCCAATCTTCCATTAGATCCAGTTGGAATTACTCTGATCTTTGTGTCATTTTGTTTATATTTTTTACCTGCATCTAAAATATCAACAGATGTAATAACTCCATTTGATATATTTGCTCTAAGAGAAGCAGAAATACCAGATCCTTCTACAACAAGGGTTGGTGGAGTAGTGTACTCTGATCCACCATTTGATATATAAATGCTGCTTAATTTTCCAGTAGAATCAACAACTGCTCTTAAATCTGCTTCTTTACCTGTGAGAATTTTTATTGCGGGTGTTCTTGAATAATTGATAATATCAGTAACTCCGTAACCAATTCCTCCAGATTTAATGAAAATGCTATCTATGCTTCCTCTTACAACTGGATATGCGCTTGCTTGATAATAAGATGGAATTACTGTAGTAGATCCAAGGGACACTAATCCATCAATTGAAACTTGAATTTCTGGATACTTAAAAGTATGACTTCCAGAACCAATATCATTTATTTCAGAATATATTTTTCTATCATAGTTGACACTAGTTATACTGGAGGCAGTTCCTGCTTCACTTAATTTGAACTTATGGTCATCTATTACAGTCACAATGTAGTAATTTGAAGTAGATAATCCAGAGATTGCTGAACCACCAGAAGAAATAGAATAAACTACCTGATCGCCACTTCTAAAATTATGATTTCTCGCATAAATGTAATTATCATGAGTGTTTATACCAACAAACTGTGTGAAAAGATTTTTTCTATTAGATTGTGGATATGACTGGGAATCTACTTCTATTTTAGTATTTTTGTATCCTTCTCCAGGATTTATTACAGAAATTCTATCAATTATTTTTCTGAGTTCTCTTGATTTTAATGTATGGTCTCCATTTCCATATGCATTCAAGTCTATTAATTTTGTTTTCGATAATGCTCTGTCTTTTGTTGCTGCCAAAGAGAATGAAGTGTCACTTTGTTTTGCAATGTAATACAAACTATTTTTGGAAAGTCTATCTGTACTAAATCCAACATTAGTACTTCCAATTCCAATAGAATTTCCAGTATTTAAATATACGACCTCTTCCCCGTCTAAAAACTTATGAGGTTCTGGTAACTCAATTATATTTGTAACGAGATTAACTTGAAAATCTGTAAATGATTCTTGATGATAATAACCTCTCAGTTTAGATTCGCAAACTGCTCCAGATCCGTTACCTCCAATAACTTTTACAACTGGATTTTCTGCATAATTGAATCCACCAGATGTCAAAACAACATCTACAAGTTCTCCATCTAGATTTAAATGGGCATTTGCCCCAGATCCAGAATCATCTATGATTTGAATATCTGGAGGATTTAAAACATCAAAATCATTTCCATCGTCTATAATGTTTATACTTTCAATTTGACCATAGAAATAGGAATCTGATGAAACTGGAGATTTTAACTCTATGCCATTTAGCAAAGTTCCAATTTCATCGGAAATAATTCTATCTTCTTTTTTTGCTCTTGGATTCTTTAGTATTCTCTTTAAATGATTTTGATTTTGTAAAACTTTTTGATATAATGAAAATGGAGTTATTTTAAATTCATCTACACTTGAAATTCCACTAAAATCTACACTAAAGTTACTATAAATTGAAGGTAAACTTGAAGATAATTTAAAAGTGTTTACTGTAATTTTTTTTATGTAATAGAATCCATCAGTAACATAATTGGACCCAGAAGTTACTTCGAAATAAACTCTATCTCCATTTAAAAATTGATGTTGATTAATTGTAACTATTCCAGTGCTAGTATCAACATCACTGAACCTAAAAGTCTTGGATCTATCAGACGTTTCTATGCTACTATATGAAGGTAGACCAGAAAAAGATACGTATATATTTTCTTCTAAATCCGAAAAAGAATTTTGAATATTTGCTAAGAGCGGTGTATCTATTAAGTTTGAATTAGAATATAATAATTTCTTCTTAGCAATATACTTTACTCCAGATTGGAAAGATCCAGATTGAATTTTAAATGCATTTTTGCTAAGTATGCTAGTAACTTCTAGGTCACTAGCAGCAACTTGTTTTGTATCTTTAATTAAAATATCTACGACATCACCAACATGTAAGAAATGTTTTGCGCTTGTTGTGACAGTACTTGTGGATATATCTAAATTTTCTATGTCAAGTTCATAAACATTGTTATAAAACCAACTATTGTATTTTTTATTCTCTAGTGAAGGTTTTTCTCCAAAATATTTTAAACTTATTAAATCTCCTTTTTTGAAATACTGAGAATTTTTGCTATTTTCGGAAAGACCTTGAATTGATCCAATAATTCTCATTTGACAAATTTGGGTCAAATCAAAATTTTCATTTCCATATATGAAATTATCATCAATGATTTCTGTGCTTTCCTCTAATGGATCAGATAAACCAGAGCAACCAAAAAATTGATTATATGATTTCGACTGATATTCTACAGAGGCATAATTTCCCTCAGAAGTTTGATAATAAAAAATACCTGAATCTGGGAATCCTACAGTAGAATCGACAGTAACTACAGATGTAGAATTAGTTGTACCTAGTACCTTGGTTTTCTTTGATACATTAAATTTATTCGATAAAGTTCCCTGTGAAACGAATAATCTATAATATCTCTTTGTTCCTACAAATTTTTCCTCAACCCTAGATACTACCGCAGTTGCAGTTGGTGATTCTGTCGAACCTTGAAAAATAGTTGTAGACTCTAAATTTTTTGGATTTCCTTCAATTGTTTCTACTGTTAATGATGGGAACTTTGACCAATATGCATCCGAAGATACAATGGTATTATCAAATGGTCTAATTACAGTTGCATTTTTTGCAAATAGAACGTTGAAGAGAATTTTTACTGCTGTATCAGTTCCTTTTGAACTGTAAAAATCTTTTGCTCTAGAGAGAATATTTTCAAAAGATAAGTTCTCAAAATTTCTATTTTCAAGTCCTGGCAAAAACTGATATTTAAATTTATTGTAAAATTTCTCTACAAATAAAAGACTGAGATTTTCAACTGAAGTTCCAGAATAATGATAATCAATTTCGGTATCACTAAAGGTTAAAAACTCTGGATTATTGCTACTTTCAATCTTAGATATACCACTAAAACCACGAACACAACCAGTAAATGAAGTTAATGTCTTTCCAGTGTATGTAATAATTTCATTATCAATTTTAATTAAACCATAGGTATCTGGAAAACCCTCAGTAGTATTAACATTGATAACTTCATCAAGGTGGTAGGCATCTTCAGTTAATACTACTGGAACAGCAGCATATATTACACCAGATAGTTTTGAGATATCTTTCAGATCATCAAGATTATCGGCAAGATAAGTTGTACCATACTCATGCTCTTCGGAAGCATAGTATTGCTCTAAAAATTCTTTGAACAGAGGACTTTCGCTCTGAATAAAATCTGGGATCTGACTGCCCAGAATATTAGAGATACTTACTTTTTTATCTGCCATTTCTTATCTTGTGTATTTTTTGTTATTGATGAAACTTGATGGTGGTATGTATGAAGTACCAGATCTATTAGATCCAGAGGAAATCAAATCTTGCTTAAGGGTTAGTATACTATTTCCTGTAGTATCTAGGACAATATAAAGGTTCTCTTTTGCGACAATATCATTTGATTCTGGAGTAACTTCTATTTCAATGCGATTATTGAGTGAAGTAGAAATAATGTTAATAGGAGTTAATGTTATTTCTCCTCTTTCATAATCAACTGCTCCCGCATTTTTTATAATTGTTCTAATAGTATTAGTAGAATCGACACTGATTATGGAAATTAATCCAGTTTTTGCGGAAATGCTTGTCGGTCTAGACGAAAAAACATTTCCAGCATCACTAACGGTGGATACTGATTGTGATGTGGTTGTGAGATTTGGTACATCAGTGAGATATACATCTCCCTCAACCCCATCAATCCTAAAAGCAGAAGATCTAATATTAAAACCTTCTGGATCTGCATGGAACTGGTTTCCATAGCAAATTTCATAGTTTGCAAGAGAGTTGTATGCAGGAACCATATTCCTTCTCATTACAACTTTTGTGATATTTGATGTGATGGCAGAATCAACTTTATCAATCTGCGATAAAAGTTTACTATATTTAAATCTTCCACCAAATGAATTAATATCCACTGAATCAGAGTATGACTCAATTGCTGCAGAAATTCTAGAATGCAAATCCTGAGAATTATTGACTCGACCTGGATCGTATGATACAGTTGAATCATACTCAACGTAAAGATACTTCAGATCTAAAAATTCTTGTCTAATACCAGCAACTGTATATTTTTTCAGATCATTTTTGATTGCTTGTTTCGTTATATCAGACAGAAGTTCTCCATTTTTTGGTTTAACTGTAATGAAAACCTTTCCATATTGTGGGGGATCAAGTTCTTCTCCACCATATGCACTCACAGAATCGATATTTGGATATAAAAATGGAATTAGACTTGTATAATCATTCGATGTAACTGCTCTGTACTGCGATGCATAGACCCTTGGAGCGAGGTATTTGATGCTGTCTATAGTTTCTATGTCATCGCCATTTTCAGACGCTTGTAGGGTCGTTAAAACAGATATCCCAGACGTAATTGGTACCTCAGTTCCACCTCTATAGTAAACAAGATTGCCAGAGAAGTTGAAATTCGATGCTCCATTTGCAGATTCACCGTTGGTGACGATATATGATACATCTACAGTGCTTCCATTACTGGGTTTCTTGCCCATAATATTGTCACCAAACAAAATTTGGTACCTTTCATCATCAATTTCTTGAATCAAGAAAAGTCTTGATGATGAATCTACATCAAAAATATTTTTATATGTATAATAAGTCTCAACTGCTGTAGATGTCACAGAAACACGAATTGTGGACGTGTCGATATCTGAATTTGGAAGAATATATTTTGAATCTGGTTGAGAATCGTCAATTGTAAATGACTTTCTCAATAAATTACCTTCGTATATCTCAATATCACTAAAAGAAGCAATTCCATCGGTGTCTGGAGTGACTGTGATATCATCTGGAATCGAAAAGATGTAATTTCCATTGACAACTGACCCCAAAGCAACAAGTCCTGCCTTTAATTTAACTGATCTGGCAGAAGTATTACTTACATCAACGGAAAAACTGATTCTTGCAACGGATGCCTTCTTCGATCTTGGAACATAACCAATGTTTCTCGCCAAAGAAACGACATTTTCACGTAAAGTAGCACTATCAATGAAAGATTCATTCACCGCCATGTTAGTATTGTAGGCGGTGATGTATGAATTATACGCTAAAGTATCAATCAGGACCGAAAAGTTTGATCCCTCAAAGTCAAAATCAGTAAAATTGCTATTGGCCCTCAGATAAGACTTAATCTGAGTCCTTAGATCATTAAAATCTAGATTTGTGAACTGATTGAATGACATTATACCCTAGTCGGTTGTAAGATAAACTCTATATTCTGCGTTGGAAAAGGTAATCCAGTGATATCATACTCAATTCTGATGTACAAATCGTTAGAATCTGGTTGAGAATCAATGTAAACATTGGTCAATTTGATTCTTGGTTCAAAATTATTGAGTAAAGTCGTGATTTCCTCTTCTAAAAATGAAGAAATGTCTGAATTATTCAACTCAAACATTGAATCTTCAATGGATGTACCAAGCAAATCATTAAAAAATCTCTCATTCAGACGAGTTCTCGCCAAATTAATGACAGATTTCTTAATTGCATCCTCATTTCTGAGAATAGTGATATCATTTGTGACAGGATGTCTCGTAAAAGACAAACTAATGTCCCTAAAAGCACGAGAAATTGATACAGCCATCCAAGTTGTTACACTGAATATACTATCTATAATGGTTTTCTACCATTTCTTTCCATATGAGGGTTCAGTTCCATAACTCCAGTCATCATAATCTTCATCATTTCTGATTTTTTCGTGCAATTCAGACTGTTTTTTCAGATCATGAAGTGGTGCATTGTCGTGCATAACTTCTGTCAGCACCCTTTTCTGATTATTTTGCATTGAACCATAATCAGTGATGAGTTTTGCGGTTCCCCACATCTCTCTCATGTAGTTTTGATTTCTATCTACAGGTGATTGTCCCATTTTAGCTCCTGTTTTATGAAAAAACAGAACTTTTAGAGGGGTTGCTATCCCTTATGAGTATTTATTTTATGGGTTCTGGATCAAATTTAAAGTTTCAGTGTCCCAGTGTGAATAATAAGTGGTATTTTGTAGGATTTTTCTGTTTTTCTCTAAATGTTTTTTATTTTGGACCAGCATTAGGTTTGCTTTACCAAAATTTGATTGAATTCCTTGTACGAAACTAGGTTCATCCATACCATCCTCTAGAAATTCATAGTCTGGGTAGAGATGATTGTACTTAATTCTCCATTCACGAAGAACTTCTGAGGTTAAGTATGGTTCCACAATAACA